AACTGTGCGCGAGTCATGTCCTTGGTTAGCTTACCTTCTGCGGTGTCAGCCATTTCTTTCTCAGTAGAAAGCATCCCAAGTGAGTCAAGACAGATAAGCATAGGCTTACGTTCACTCTCGGGAAGTTCAAGGTAACTGTCTACGATACTGATAGCTTGGTGGCGGAAGTTTTCTACTGTTGCTACAGGGAAAACAGCAACTCGATTTGTATCACAACCACGTTCCTTGAACATGTCTGATGTTACTGCTTGCTCGCTATCAAAATAGAGTACAACACCATCAGGCCGATCACGAAGAAATTTATGTACAATGCCCATAGTAAAATAAGTCTTACCAGTGGCACTCTCGCCAGCAATAGCAAGAATTTTATTGTCAGGTATACCCCCGTACAAGCTGCCAGAAAGAAGAGCATTAAAAATATAAGACCCAGTGTCAACGAATCCACTTACATCACTCCCTTCGATTCCTTGAGAAACAATATTTGCATATTCATTGTTTGCTTTCTTTACCATAGATTCTAAAAATGACATACGTTCTCCTAAAATAGTGATTCGAGGGTAGAAATCTTTTCGTGCTTCCAACCAATTGCGTCAAGAATGTTCTTGAGGGGATCCAAGAAACTCTTTTGGAACTGCTTATCATAGTCGATAAACTCTGACAATTCAAACTCTTTTGGGATAGAATTTGAAAAAGATATAACATGATCCGTGCCATATACACCACCGACTGGATTCGGCTGTTTGAGGTACAGGAACTTTACCTTGTCACCCTCTTGGATTTCTTGATACTTTCTCTGGATACCATACTCTTTCAAGTAATGATTATATATCAACGCACCCTTAACCGCAATCGGCGTTGACTTCCTGTAGATACTAGCCGAATCCTGATACTTCTCCAAAGCAGAAACACCTCGGGGAAACGCAACATCTTCGGGTCTCTGGTTGAAAAAATCAACTCGAACTTGATCAATGAATTCAATAACAGATTCTTCGTCACTGGTAAGAATCAATTTGATTGCCGTCTTGAGTTTGTCCCGAACAAACTGTGGCGTAGAAGATCGAGTCGTTTCGATTCCCATGATCTTTAGTTTGGGTTCCTTGTATTGAATACCCTCACTGTTATGCACATTAAGCATGTATCGTTTCTTCGCGGTCCAAACACCCTTGTCCGCGATAACTTCGCGTTCCATCACCATTTTATTCTCGAAGACGTTTAGCATCTTACCCAACTCGTCATACTTCTTGTCGATGAATGGTTGGATAATTTCTGCACAACTTTTGTTCAGGAAGTTGGTAATTTTATCCTTGTCCTCACAGTCAGGAAGAACCTTGTTTACTAGGTTAGAGAGACGAAGGTACACCGAGTCTGTGTCGCTTGCAACGATGTAGTCATAGTCGTCGGTGTCAAGAGTTTCATTCAGGAACTCATTCAACTTGTCCGCGATCCATCGAATATTCAACTGTCCAGACAGTGTGATTGCTTCCGCCATGCGGACATCGTAATAGCGGAACCACTCGTTACCAATCGCACCATAAGCAGAGTTCAATTGAATCTTACGAACCAACTGGAAGTTGTTGAACTTCGCAATCTGATTTTCTAAACCAGACTCCCCTGCTTGCTGACGTTTCTGACACTCGATCATCTTCTTCTTGTACATACTACGTTCTTTGTACATGGTTTCCATCAACTCAGCGAGGAACCCTTGCTTGTCCTTTTGGTAGCAAGTTCCATTCGCTGCAATAGAGTATCCCATGTTTGTGAAGTTCTGTATCTTCTTGTATGCTTTACTACTGTGCTGACTCTCTCCGCCATCTAGGATGTTGTTTGGTCCAATACCAAACCTCTCACCATCCTCCATAGGAATGAGGGTCTCGGGACTGATGTTGTACTGCATGATCAGGTGGGGATATAGACTGTTCAAGTCGAATGAAACAATCCAATCGTGCTTACCAACAATTGGTTCTTTGACATACGCACCTTCATACTGGGTATCTTTCCTCGTCATTGACTTTGGTGGTATTGCGATCTTCTTCTTCTGAAGGAAGTGATAGATGATCTGATCCCACGTTCGAACTTGAGAGAAGATATCCATCAAGTTTACTTTAGCGGAGTACGCAAGAGAAGTCGCCAGTTCCAGTAGCTTGAGCTTGTCTTCCAATTTACCGACGAGTTCAACGTCCTTGACATTATACTCAACAAACTTCTGAAAGTCCTTCTTGTAGAACTCTGCCATACTGTCGAACTCATCATAGGAAAGTTTGCGTTCACCCAGTTCCACGAATGCGATGTGATCAAGTCTATATGATTCTTGAGTGACATACGTAAACGTGGTGTACAGTTCATAGTAGTCTAAAGTTGCAATGCCCAATAACTCATAAACATTATGTTCCCTGTTCATACGTGTGATGTTTCTTTCTTTCAAAACACGCCACGGAGATAGGAACTTCTCTTCTTTGTTGTCTAGGATAAAACGAATTCGGTTGACGAGATATGGAATATCAAAGAAACGAATGTTCCATCCCGTCACGATATCTGGTTTCTCGTTATCCCACAGAGAGATGAAATCCAAAAGCATGTCGCGTTCGTTTGTATGAACATGACACGTTATATCATCTCGATCAATATGGAAATGGTCTACGCCGAACACATGAATATCACCACCAAAATCCACAGTGATTGCAATGATCGACTCTGTTGGATTGTCTGGATTGGGGAATCCACCATCCGAGGTAGTTTCAATGTCAATGTTGGCTGTCTTGAGTTGTGATGGATCATAGTCCATCTCTTCGGGAAAACGTTCGCTGATGTATTGATATTGAAAATCAGTCACACCGTGAACAGAAAATCCAGCGACACCCTTATAGTCTTTGATAAATTTTCGTGTATCGTGGATACCACCAGCAACAAACGGTTCGACGTTTGCTCCATGAAGTGTTTTCCACTCACTCGATTCCTTCGTGGGGACAAACACAGTAGGCTGAAAGGGAACCTTCTCCTGAATAGGGGTTCCGTTTTCATAGCCTCTGTAGAGGATGTAGTCCCCACGCACAGCTACATTTGTATAAAATTTCATTGTTCAGACGGGGTGATGCATGACGCTGTTTTGGGAAGTAGGAAGATCTTGTGTGTCGTCGGTGTGCATATTGAAAGATGGAAGCTCTGGAGATTCATCAGTCACTTCACTTTCATTCTTGTCCTTGACAAAAGCCGAGAACAGAATCATGTAGTTGATGATATCAAGAACTGCGTCTTCATATCCTTCATTATCTACCTTGAGTTCCCCTGCTTCTACAAAAGTAGCAAGACGTGAAACCTTGTCAATAACACGGACAAGGAATCCCTGCTCAGTAGAACAGACACCCATGGATTCACATCGTTCGAAGTTTGCGAAAGGTTGCCCGCCATCTTGTCCAGCATAATCATGATTCTTTTTCTTCATGATACGAACAGCTTTTTCACATAGTTCAGCGTGATGATTGAGAAGTTCTTTACGATTCATAGTTTATACTCCAGTTGATCCGAATCCACCAACTCTATCAGTCTTATTCTCTGCCTTGGCGGTGGTACAAGAGAGATAAGTTACACTATCATAATAACGAATAATTTCAAATTGTGCAACCCTATCACCATGTTCAATGACATAAGGCACTTCAGTTGTATTGAAGAGAGGAACAAAAACTTCTTCTCTGTAATCTGCGTCGATAACTCCTTCGCAGTTTACCATTGTAACTCCATACTTCCAAGCAAGTCCCGAACGTGGATGCATACGAACCGAATACTCTGGTTCAATGTCAAAGACCATTCCCGTTGGAATCAACGCACGGCTGTTTGGTGGAATGGTAATTTTGGTATGAGGAGTATCACTCTCCCACGTCACCTCGGGGGATACTTCGGACTGTGTATTAGTCCGATCAATGATCGTAACCTTTTTGAAGTTAGGTGTTCTGTCCTCAGAAACAACTGGTCCGCGAAGGTGAGCATGAACATCAAAACAGGCAGACCACTCAGTTTGACGCTGTGGAACGATTACGTTGGATTCTAGTTTGTGTATAATCATACGTATATAATATCATCTTCTCACCAAAAGTCAAGTCACTTTACTGCTAAACTACTATCTTATTCTGGGGTTGGATCATATGCGATGTCTTTAATGGTTTCTGCGTTTGCCAAAAGACCAGTTGCAGTGGCAACCAAAGCATCAATCAACTGAGTGTCTAGATCAGTTTTAGGTGCCTCTTCTTTGAAGTTGTATGCGATGGCTTCAAGCCTCGATTGCATCTTATTGACATCGGCAATAAGAGCCGCATAGTGTTGAATGTTAATCATTGTGTGTTCCTTTTAAAAAAGTTATTACGGGAGTGTTACCAACCAAGATGACCAGTGGGTGTAGAACCACCAGGCCAAAAATATGCTGTTCCGACGAATGATTTATACTTATCTGTCATATCAATTAGATATGTTCCAAGAGGATCCTCGCCATCCATTGGGTATATGTAAGAATCAAACCAAGCCACATCATATGTTTTATCTGGAGTCCATGTATAGATATCATCATTTATGATTTTAATTTTTTTGGAGGAAGGAATATGAGGGGCGAGAAGATCAATAACTTCTTGATAATTTTCTATGACGGTAATGCTCGATACCTTTGAGTTGTTTAGCAATGGTTGTAAAACCATTCCCAGCCCCAATCCAGCAAGTAAAACATCGCCAGTTGCAACAGACAAAAAAGTAGACGCTTGCTCCGCTTCTTCTTCAGTGTCATCCATTATATTCATCCACTTACCACTGATATGTTGATAAAGAACTGTATAATCACCAGCAACTACCTTGTAATCACCGCAAATTCCACTGGGAACATTTACTTTGTATCTAATCTCTGCCATCTTCGCCCAGTCTTTAGAAAGTTAGTGTCACTGTAATAGTTATGTCGTCTGTGTCATCAAGATTGTTGTCAGTCCAAAAAGTTCCGGCCGCCGTGTCGCTTGTTGTCATATCAAATCTAGGTCTAGAGTCAGTTCCGTTAACAGAAACCGAGTCTGGTGTAAATACATTACCTCCCACAGTAAGTGTGGCGGAGGTCAAATTACTTGCGATATTAGCCTTGGTTTCAAATCCTGCCGTACTTGTATCATTGTTAGTCCTGTATTGAATGATGCTATTAGTTTCAGTCTTCCTAAATTGACTATTGTTGCTAAAAGGAGAAAATTGATCCGCTAGACTACCACTTTCTGTCCCTGTGCTGTCCTCTTTTCTTCTGTCGGTCTGAGGTGCGCCACGAACCACAGATCTATCGGTTTGAACCTCATAGATGTACTGTGCCGCCGTTGACTGTGTAGGAAAGAATAACCAACGTGGAGGAGTCATAATGCTGCTGTATACTCCACGTTAAATATAACATCAAGAGCGGACGAGTTACTGGATGTTACTAAAGTCAGAACGGCATCAGCAGAGACCGAAGTGTTTCCAAGTGACGATTGATCTCCACTCGAAGAACTTACACTTGCTGCTTTGATTGTGTCAGAACCATTCTTGAGAGTGGCGGTAACTGTACCAGATGCAGACTTAATGAAGAATCCAGTGACTGTCCTTGCTGTTGCAACCTTTGGATCAAGGGTGTAAGTTTTATCCGCAGCAGTTTCAATTTGTCCTGTATATGAATCTGTTCTAATAGCAGTTGACATGGTAGTGCCATCACTGAACGTAAGACCACCAGCACCCACACTAATACCAACAATGGCGGTGATATTGGTAAACACAGGATTTGCTCCCGACACGACTGACTGATCTAACGCTTTAACATCTGCAATAGATGTAAGTTCAGAATCCATTAATGCACCAGCAGATGTTACATTAGCAGTGTCAGTCACATCTGCACTTGCTTCAATACCATCCAACTTCGATTCCTGTGCATCTGTCATTAACCGCTTATTAGAAGCGTCAGTAAAGTTGGCTGTGCCGAATGTGGGACTGGCACCTGATACAACGGATTGATCTAATGCCTTGACATTTGCAATAGACGCAAGTTCAGAATCCATTAATGCACCTGCTGATGTTACATTGGTTGTATCAGTGACATCAGCACTTGCTTCAATAGCATCTAGTTTACCCTTGAGTGGGGTGGTAAAAGCAGTTGACATAGTAGTACCATCACTGAACGTAATACCAACATCTACCGATAGACCAGTAACGTGTAAATGTAAGCCACTCGTAGTAACAGCACCAGTGATACCATTGAAAGAGGTTACATTTGAACCTGCACCAAAAGCATCAACAGTTATTCCACCTACACCCGTAGTAAGTGTGACGTTTGTGCCTGCGTTGAATAAAACAGGACCAGTTCGTCCGTTGACTGAAGTGACAAAACCTTCGTTGGTTGTTCCATGAAACTTCCAGAAGTGATTAGAATCTACAGTTCCGTTTGTTTGTTTATCCACAAACAAAACAC